CAAATGATTTAACCCGCTCACCGTGGAGACAAGTTCCGTCATCGTCCACTGCCCCTCAATCTGCGGGGCCGGAGTTGTCGTATTCGGGATCAAGTCGATAATCGGAACCGTGATGTTGGCATCGACTTCGGTGCCGCTGGTATATGCCGTAATCGTGGCGACACCGCCTCCGGTCCTGATGATGTCGCCGACGTTTCCAGCCGCGAAAACAGACGCCGAAGCCGTGAACGTCGCCGTATTATCCAACGTCACCGAAATCGTGGCACCGGAGCCGCCAGCCGATCCAGCAGGATCATCGATGACCGCAACTGGATTGACGTATCCGGTTCCAGCCACCGAAACCGCGACACCCGTAATCACACCGCCAGCGATGGTCAGAGTCAGGGCGGCGTTTACACCTGCACCGGAGCCGTTATCATCCACCACGGTCGCCGTCGTCGCCGAACTGTAGCCGGTTCCTCCGGCATCAACCGTAGCCGTATCAATGGCCCCAAGCCCTGTTGCGCTCGATACCGTCAACGTCGCCGCCGGTTCCGTCTGTGTCAGTGCCAGACCGCAATCCACAGCCCAGACATCATCCAAGGTATCCCATTGCCGATCATTCATTAACTCAACGGTGTACGCCTCGTTGTCGCCAATCGGCCTCCAGCACGCGAAGTATGTAAAATCAGTTCCGCCATGATGTTCCGCTGGGGGTTGAACCACGGTGCAAACAGATTTGAAATATCCCAACGTATCGTGTCGTGTCCATCCTGCGACTTCATCTGATTTGACAAACGTCAGGCTGAGAAGAATCCCATCCTCTCGAACTGCCCATACCAATTTGTAAGGTTCCTCGGCCCATGCGTTTTCGCGCATGAAATATCCGTTGAACAGGTGCGACGAATTGAGCGTCAAATCGCGCCCGGTATAGATGTTGGAATAAATCTCATAGCTGAGGTTGCGATAAATCGAACCGCTGGCCTGTACATAGATGATATCGTTTTCCACCCGTAGCGGCGGCACATGGACGTAGACGCCATTGAACGCCTGTTGCTGCGCCTGTTGGCCGCTTGGCGTAATTGATTGCGGCGTCAGCGACGAACCGCCGTTGCCCGTCAGTTGCCATGCCGATGCACCCGTCATCACGACCAGCCCACCCGGCATCGGGATCATCCACTGAATACCGTTGACCTGTAGCGACCACGGCGAACCGATGATGGCGTCTGAATCGATGGTCGGTATCCGGCTATCGAAATTCTTGAACGCTCCTGGCTGCGACATGAAATATGTATCAGGCTCATTGATTGTTGACGCATAGACCCGGCGCTGCTGAAAATACGTTACCGCGCCCGGATAGGTGCCGCTCTGTTCGCCAATTTCAAGAACAGCAGTCGCACCGACTCCGTCTCCGCCGATGGTCACGGTATCGGTGTCAGCATAACCGCTCCCCTCGGTGACGAGGATAAACGCGACGACGCCCCCGCTCACAATGACAGGATCAAGTTCTGCGCCGGAGCCGGTTGCTGTGTTGATCGTCACCGTGGCCGTGGTGTAGCCACTGCCCTGATTAACCGTCGATGCGCCAAGGATGCGCCCCGGCGAAAACGGGTTCTTAGCCAACGGCGGAACCTGAGTGAAATCAGCCGTGATGTTGGAATCGATGAACTGCGCCCCGAAGGCATATCCAGCGAACCCGAACAGCGCGCCAACAGGAGGATTCGTGCTGAACTGAGGCGTGGCCTTATAAACCATGTACTGCGAAATGCCTGATTGCGGAGTCCATGTCAGAGTTATGTTGCCTGCCGTAGCCGTGATATTCACGGCGCTGCCAATATATGCCGTATCCGATGCGCTGCTCTCCGATCCATCAGTGGATGATACGGACGTGACCTGATAGGCGTAGTTGGTCGATCCTGCGGAACTCGCGGTTCCGCTTAATGCTGTCGGCGCACTCACTGATGGCGCCGTATCCAGAGCCACGAATTGCCAATCCGTATTTGATACCCGCGTCAGATCATAGGGAATATATTCAGTTCCAGTATCTTGATTGATACAACAAAGCGACATGGTATTTCTGGACTGTGAAAATTTTAGAAATTCCAAATCCTGTTCTGCATATGGAGCGGAAACCGTATAAATCCTAGCCACGGTTCCGCCACTGGAATAGACGCCAAAACCACTAGTATCGATGGTGTTTCCGTAAACATCATTCAGTTCAAATGATGTCGCCCCAGCATTTGCCACGACATAGGTCTGGCCGTTGACTTCGGTCATTCCGGCCACGCCAGACAGATAGACCCAATCTCCGTCGCTGAACGCTCCAACTGATGCTGTGGTTAGCGTGAACGTCGCACCGGTGCCGGAGCCGGTGCTGGAGGCCTGCGCGGCTGGGTTTGACGGAACAACAGAGTAAACGCCTGGGGTATCGATGGTAACTGCATTTGGCCCTAGAATAGCCTGCTGGAACGTCGCCCCTGCTCCTGCTCCAGAAGTCGACCCCTGCGTGAGTGCTCCCCCGCTTGGATTCGCGGTAAAGACACCCGCATTGGTAATGGCAAACGTATTGACTCCCATGACGATTGAGAGTTGCGCGCCTGCCAAGCCCCCACCGGTTACGGGCTCATTGGCGAGTGTTGTCGGGTTGACGGTATAGGAACCAGCAACCGTCAGTGCATCCACGGACGATATGGCCCCTGCCCCGCTGATTGTCACCGTGGCTTGAAACTTCGTCCCGGTCCCCGTCGTTCCTGTGACCGTGGCCGCTCCAGGCGTCCCCGCCGCGCCTGCCGCCGCCACTGTTGGAACAGCCGAAACCTTCGTCGTCGAAACCGTCATAACGGGAGTTGTCGTCGTCGTGCCGCCGCTGAGATTGATCGTATCAGCAGGGACGTAACCGGTGCCGGAGGCGTTGAGCAAGAGACTGACCAACTTCGTGTTGGTGACATCTAGAATGGCCTGCGTCAGGTACGTTCCGCCAGCGACGGCAATAAGATCGCCTGGGGCATACGCCGTCACCACCCCGGTCACGATAGGGGTAGCCGCCGTGACGCCGCTTCCGCTGGACGAAACAACGCCTGGATCAGCATTTGTTATTCCAGAGATGCTGAGGGCCGCTTCGGTAACATATTCTCCTGCGGAAATAACCCGCATGTAAGAATTGCCAAATTCAAGGACAAATCCCTCGCTGGCCGAGTATTGAAACGTGATGATCCGAGGTGGGTATGCGCGTCCCGTCTGTTTCGAGAACCCGACAAACTTGGTGCCAGGACGCGATGATAACCCACCCTGATAACGGATGAACATATTACGCGCCGTCGAAGCCGCCACGCTCATGCGGGCAAGGTCGGTGCGCCCATAGAGTGTTGGGGATACCTCTCCGAGCGTGAACGCATTTTGTATTTTAGGAACCGACATGAACGCCCCTTAGAGATTAGAATGCCGACGAGTTTCCGGTGCCGCCACCCCATCCTATATTATCCCAGGCGCAGGACCAATCCCCCATATTCTGTCCGAACGACCCATAAAAACCAGCCCCACCTGATTTGCGCATCTTCATCCAATCCACGGCGAGATCAGACGAATGCCAACCCTCTTGTCCGTCAGTGATCCGCGCCGACTTGATCTTCTCCTGAGCGATGGCGATGTTGTGTTGGCGCATCGTCATCCCCATGCGTGGGTCTTTATCAGACCACAGCGGCAGGGCAATCATCGACGCCATGTAGGCCACCATCGCGGCGCGGAACTGAGAGTCCCATTGGTTAGGATAATAAGCCTTGTAGCTGTAAATTCCTATGGCGTCCTTGACGTTGGTGCAGATGATGGTACGCCCAATCGGGGTGCTTCCCGGCGTTTCGTTTCCGGCCCCGGCTTCGATGAAGTTAACGTCACTGGTGACGAGGAACCGTGACGGAATCAAGCGCAACCCGGCATATGGACTCTGCCCCAGGTTCGCCATCAATGATGCGCTGCTGTCATCTGGAACGATGTTACCCTCTGGAACCGAAGCCGACACATATGGGTTCCACGGGATATACCGGATACGGGCGCAATCAGTCGGATAGGCGTAGGCGTAAATCCACGGTGCAGGAACATCGGTCGAAACCAACGGGTCCGTGGTCTGTCCGGTGGCATCGCCGATCAGTTGCAACGGAATCTGTTTGCGTGTCGCGTTCCACGGTGCGGCTCGGAACAGTTGGTCCAAGCAGGTGTAGTATTGGCGGAGGCATACTTGAGACTCGGCGGTGCCTTCCTCAATATCTCCTAGCGTGAACTTCAATCCACAGGCGTCTATAGCCTCGTTTGCGATAGCCGTAGGGGTTGCCCAGTCAATACTCATCAGCCCTGCTCCCCTTGCGCCGCCGCGTTGGCTACGGCCTCATCCTGAGCCGCCGATTGTAGTGCATTCATGCCGACAAGAACAGGCACCAAACGACGCCCCAAGGCCGCAGCAAGGGCTTCTGTGAAGTCAGGGGGCCATTGCGTCGGGTCCGTCACCTGTCCGGCGTAGGTCAGCATGGCATCGGTCACGTTGCAGGCTATGACGCGCCGAGATTTCGTCGTCGTCGTAAACGTCGCCGTATTGAACGTAGCTCCAGCCCCGGAACCGGAAGTCGAACCCTGCGTGAACGTGGTCGAGGTCGCCGTGAAGACGCCAGCATAAACGATACTGATCGACTGAATTCCCATCGATACGGATAATTGAGCCCCAGACAGGGATGCGCCCGTGACGGGTTCCGCCGTGAGTGTCGTCGGGTTGACTGTATAAACGCCCCCCGTGGAGATGGCATCAACGGACGAAATCGCGCCCGCTCCAGAAATAGTCACCGTCGCCGTGAACTTGGTCCCGGTCCCGGTGGTTCCTGTCACGGTTTGCGATCCGGGTGTTCCTCCGGTGCCAGCCGCCGCGATGGTGGCGGTTACAACCTTCGTCGCCATGGCCTGCAAAACAGGTTGCGCCGTCTGTGTGCCGCCCGTCGGATAGATGAAATCTCCTGGCACATATCCAGACGTTCCGGGGCTATTAACCGCCAATGTCGCCAACGTCGAAACCGTATCCAGCACGTTCGTAATCGTATACTGATTCGGCAACGGCGTCATATTGACGAGAAATCCGGTGGACGGCTTCAAGACACGAACCTTGAGGCAATCGCCGGGATAGGCGTAGGCATACAGCCACGGCAACGGCGGGTTCGTTGCAGCATCCCATGCCGATCCACCGGGCCAGTAGCCTCCTACCGGGGCACTGCGGAGCAGGGTTGCTACGACATTGCGCTGGCAGAACTGCCACTCCCCGTCACGCATCAAATCATCACGGGTCTGGCCATAGATGTTCAGCGCCGCCTGAGAAGCCTCGGAGCCGTCATAGAGATTCGAGATGCGGAGGCGGTAGCCGATCCGCGTCAAGGCCAGATTCACGATGTCGGCAACGGTCGTGATGGTGGTCGCCATATTTTTCAGCCCTCACGAGTTTTCCCGATATTAACAAATCCCATCGCGGAGTCCTGCATCATTTTTGAAGTCTCCGGCGCACCACCGATAGCCATCGCTAATTCAGACGCCAGCAACCTAACCACGGCTTCACGGAACAAAGCATCCCACGCTTCAGGCCCAGGAGCGTTATTAAATACCGCCTTTGCGCTCTGGACGTTGGTATGGATGACGCGCTGCTGTGTCCCGTTCACAACGGCGTTTGCCGGGTTCCAGTTCGTCGGTGACGGATTATTCGGATCAGCCTCGCTCGACGGCATCAGAGTCCAGACATCGATGCCGTTCGTAGGATAGACATATTCATAGGTCCACGGGTACGGAGCCGCATTGGGGCTCAGAGTGAGCGTAACGGTGTTTCGTGCGAAATCCCAGCCCCACTGCCTAGCCACGGTCTGAACGCACGGCGTATACAGCGACTGCAATGTCACCCCAGCAGTGGAATCATCAAACGTCGGAGCCTCGCCCGTAACAGCAGGCTGATTGTCCCCGATCATCTGGATCGCTTGGTTGACGATGGTGTTGCTGGTGATGGTCACACGTCACCCCATATGGTTATAGTGTTGCGGCGATTTTAAACAAATCATCGATCTGAGAACTGGTCAAACCGAGCAGCGCCCCGAATGTTGCAATCAGTTGATCGCTTCTGTTAATTTCCAGAGCGTATTCCCAGGTAATTTGCGCGGCCCTGTTTTCAGGTAGCGCAAGAGCTGCCTCAACAGCATCAAGCAGTCCAGCACTATGCAGCGCAAGTCGTGCTTGCCTTGGTGTAATCTGCTCGGGGACTTGCACCTGTGCAACCCAATTTGAGCCGTCCCACGTATCAGAGCCGTGAGATGGTGCGTTCGGTACTTCAATCGCCCCCTCCGGCACGATCGAAACAAACGGAACAGGATCGCCGTTTTCGTCTACACGATTTTCCAGCATGCTTTCATCAAAACCGCCGAGATATGCTCCGTTAATATCAACATAAATTTTTGTCATGCGTAAGCCCTCACAATCAAAGCCCAGTTCGCGTTTGTCAGGGCCGCGTAAGCCCCAGTTGATTTATTGAAGTAGTTGAAAGTTGCGGAATATGATCCGAACCGGATGTAGCAGTTTGTTGCGTCGTTCCACGCCCCCATGCCTGTTGCAATGGCGCCAGACCCTGAGTTGTCCTGATACGTTGTCGGATCGATTTCGTCGCCAACCGCCCAACCATCTTCTGTGGTTAGGCACTGCAAACGGTACTGGACGATTTTAGGAACGACACCCAAACCATGAGCCAAGGTAAGTGCACCACCAGCCGTAATCGTTTGGTTTCCGCTGTCATAATCATCCAGCGTCAAAGATAGCGCTACGCCGTTTTTGTAGTATTCGGTGGCATTAAATGTGCCTGCACCCTGATCGCCACCGGTAGCAGCGCCGGCATACAACCCCGCGCCAAACCAAAACTGCGGCGTGGCTGGTAGTGTGCCAGCAACAGAAGTATGTATGCCGATGCGGGAGTCCTCCGATCCGGCTGCGCCATCGACTACCTCGCCCCAGATGTTGTAATAATTAAAGTCTGCTGCCGCCGAGTTTTTAGCATAACCCCTAATTCCCATAAGGTATGACGTGGATTGACCAGATTTAAGGTTGAGCATACCTGCGGTGGATGCCGAATATATGGTTTGAATTTCTGAAAACTCATTCGCCGTATTAAGTAGCGGAACGGTTGCGCCACTTGTGCCCGTGTCCACCAGTGCGGCAGTGCCGAGATCGCTGTCAACAACAACATTAGCGATAGCCACACCGCTATCGGCTACAGAATTTCCAGTTGTGTTGTTAAACGACGGCAGGTTTCCAGATGTAGATGAAGATGGTCCAGAAATTGCGTTGGGTGTATAGGCCATTTTTAAATCTCCAATACGATGTTACCAAACATTCCACTGCGTCCCATTCCACGCAAAGTTTAATGACTGATAATTCAAATTCATCACAATCGTAGACGCGCCGTCCATGTTGTTTCCGTTGCCATCTACGGTGATATTATTGCTGGCCGCATCTCCTTTGCCATCCTTGACGACACAGATAAAGTTGCCAGCAGGAATGGCTGGCAAATAAATCGTCGTCGCGCCACCGATTGTTTTGTTAACGACCAACATGAAATCAGTGCCTAGCACGGTATCAGAAGCACCGGATGTAACCACTCTAACATCCCCAAGCGTGGCGACCAATGGGGTTCCCCATGTCAGGTTTGCGCCGGCGCCTTGAGATTTAAGGAATGTTCCTGATGAACCTGGGCCGAGGGCAACCCAAGTTGTCGCATTGCGATAAATGATTGACCCCTGAGTGCTGGACACGGCCTGATCCAATACCGCCGTCAACGTCGTTCCCGTCGGCTCCGCAGCCCCAGCCGTGGAATTGGCAATCAGCGACCCAGCCGCAATATCGGATAGCGCCAAACTTCCAGTGTCATTGGTAAAATTTGCGTCATAATCCAAGGGGTACAAATCACCAGGGGCAACACCGCCAATCGTGTTGACATCGATGGCCCCCGTATTCGCCATCGTGGCATCCCCCGATAGGGCGACATCGGTGGCAACGTTCGACCCATTACCGACTAGGATATGAGTGTCCGTTAAGGTGTCTGAAATAAATCCGCTAACGACACCAGCAGAACTGATGGATAGCGCCGTTGTGCCGTTTACCGTGATGTCCAAGCCCTGCGCCGAGCCGGTTCCACCAACACCAGTCGAAATCAACGCATTGGCGCCCACATTCGGGTCCAAGCAAACCCAATGATAACCCGTCGAGTTCGTCGTCGGCGCATCGTACATGCAGAGATTTTCGCCGTTTGGGCCAGCCCCCTGACCGTCGTATGGGGCCGTCCCGGTGCCGCGCGCAGTGATGCCAAGTGTGGATAGATTTACTCCTGCCGCACCCCCCCCTGCACCGCCGCCATCCGTAACCAATGGCTGTGTCCCGCCGGTCTGATTGTATTTAGGCACATGACCAGTCGTCCAAGTTCCGCCCTGCACCACGGCCTGTTGCGCCATGACGACGGACGGAAAAACCAGCAGTAGGAGTGCGAATAGAAAACGCTTCATAATTAGTTTCCCATCATCTTATCGTAAAGAACACGCATGCCCATAGCAGGATCGGCTTCAACCATTTCGTTTTCTTCGTCTTCGGATTCAATGGACAACGCCACGATTTGAATTTCGACGCGGCAATCTTGCTTGGCTTCGCCCTCTTGGTTTTCGACTTCGTTGTTTGAGATCGACGTGATCTTTCCCAGAGCATGAAGATGGCAGATGCCGCCGACAAACGCATCAGCAGTATCGAGTTTCATTTTTTCCAGTTCGTCTTGCGTCAAGGAAATCCTCAGCCCATAAGGATATCGTGGGCGCATCGGAGCCTCAACTGCGGCAGATTGACCGTCATCGTTATCGTTATCTTCGGCTGCCTGAGCCATATCTACCATCGCATACATGGTTTAATCCTTTCGTTTCGGAGACCTGGGGTTGTCGTGCAAAACAGACTTCTTGGCGCCAAATGCTAGGGCATCGCTAACGGTGCGCGCCAGATCACCGGCCTCACGTCCCTTGAACCCCTGCTTCATAATTGGCTCCAGCGCGGCACCGTAAGCCGTGTCCTTGCGCTCCTTGTCGATCTTGATTTTTTTCTTCTCACCATTGCGACGGGCAACACGCTCCGCCATGCTGGCAAGCTCTTCAATCTTGCCCATCTGTTTGCCGGTGAGTTTAATTTCTTTATCGTCAGGCATCTTCGTCGTCCTCGATGATAAGTCAGCTAGGGTTAGATTCGGCATTTGGATCAACCTTACGATATGAAAACTTGCCCTTAATCGTCTCACGAAACCACTTCCCAGGAGACGGGCTCAACAACCCAACGGCGAAAACATCATCTGGAACACCGTTGTAGGCATAGATGCCACCGCTTTTGAACGACACAAACATGGTCCTACCATCATGGCCGATGGCCTTCAAGTTCTTGGAAATAACGCTGGTCATCTGGGGCATCGTCATTTAGACCTCGGATGATCGTGGAGCGGACTGCGTTTCCGTTTCGGCAGCTTACCACCTTTGTCGGCGGCCATGAACTCTTTTCCTACCGATTTAGGAATTTTTAGCGTCGATTTTCCAGCCGCCGCCGACGCCATCGCTCGTCTCTGTTTTTCACTGACCGGTGGCATTTTCCGCTTCCGCTCTTTTGATGTTATAGCGCACATAGTCCCTGGCGCCACGCAGGTATGGATCAAACGGGAACCGTCGAACCGCTTCCTCTGCATCCGCCAATACTTCTGTTGCTGGTCTGAGTTTCCCCGAATATACCTCGGCCATGAGTAGTTCCGCCGAGATCGACGCCCACGCAAACCACATCCCTGCGGCGCAGCAGATAACCCGCGACCAAGGCCAAGACGAAACCGGTAGCAGGGAAGTGAATCGGGAACGACACCACAAACTGAACACATGCCCCACAGAAAACAGCCATAACCGCAATGTCTTGTTCCTTCCGTTTGAATATGGACCAAGGAATATATAGCGCGGCCAATGCGGGGATGCCAATCTCAGCAAGCATCTGGAGCGCATCGGAATGAACAAACCGTTCGACGGGGAACGCCACCTGCGCCCAACCAACACCGTTTCCAAACGGGGTCAGGAACATCATGGTCGTAACCCACAATGTTACGCGATGTAAGGCTGATATCATTTTTCCGTCACCGATGATAAACACCGCCGTTACAGCAGTCACGGATAGAGCCGCCAGCGCGGCAACCGCGACCCAGCGCGGCAGCCGCACCCACGCTACATACAGCAGACCAGAAGCCACCGTAAGCATCGCTATTCTTGAATGGCACAGCAGCAATGGAGCCACGCACAACGCGGCAAGTACCCATTTTTTACGCACCACGGCCCAAACAAATACCAGAGTAGAAAACTCGGACAAAACCTCTGAATTAAAAAAAAGGCCCCCGAAGCGTAGCCCATTCACGAGGCGCGGCAATCCAAATGAATCTCCGATGATTAACAGAGACGAGACCGTTAGACCAATCGCCATCCCCGTGAAAACGTCATCAAGCGATTTCATTGATGCCGCCGCGAGAAATGGCAATACCAAGATCGCGGCCAACATGAGGTCGTGGGTTCCTGTGAACGCATCAGGTGATAGCATCAGAGAAACCCCGGCGCAACCAAACAAAAACAAAAGCACCCCCCACACGGATGCGGGAAGGCGCTTAGGTTCGATTGCACAAAAAAGAGGCACAATAACTGCAATAGCCGCCCAACGGGGGACAAAACCTGCCGAAAGGATACCGGGCCAGTAAGCCACGGACACCATAAACCCGATCAGGTAATACCTCCAGTTGAGCGCCATTGCATGTCTGGCCTTACTGCGACCGTTTCCACGTCGCCGAGGAAAGGGCATAAACGTAGCAGTTGCGGGCATTAGCAGCCAACGTGGTCACGGCATCATTCAGGGTCTGTCCGGTATTGGCGGTCAGATACAGAGTGGTGATCGCCGCCGTCGAGAAAACACAGGCTTCGGTGCCGTCGCTGGGAGTTGGAGCCAAGGTGACATAACCATAATCCAGCGTACCTGCGGGATCAAATGCAGCCAAGGCCACCGCGTTCCCAAAGGTATAGGTGAACAGGCTTGTCGGAATAGAGGTGTAATACCCCTTGGTGGCCGTGATCTGCGCCGGAGAGGCGTAAACAGACTGTGCCGACGGCTGGCCGGATGGGATGACCTGGATACGGTCGGCGGTCGGGCTGATGGTGGAAACCTGCGGCAACGAGACCTGCGCCATAACGGCACCACCGAAGGCAAGGACCATCGCCACGGAAAAGGCGATAACGTGATATTTGTTCATGGCGTGGACTCCTTAGCCAATGATGAGATAGGTGTAAACGGATGTATCGCCGGAAGTGCCGGTGACATTGAACCCAGTTCCTGCGGTGAGGGACTGAACTGCTGGAACCGCACCAACGGTTCCACCAACAGTTTTGAGCCCGATCAGGATCAAAGAATCAGCGGTAACGGCGGTATCTGCAACATCTAACGGCGTGTCTTCCGTGAGAGTGAAGATGCCACCCTGCGCCGCTACAGCAGTAGCCTGTGGGCCTGCGGTCGCAACCAAAAACTGAAATGCGGTCGCAACATTGGAAAGAAGTTTCTGGCCGGACGGAAACATTTTTGGTTCTCCTTAAACGATTAAGTGGCTACCGAGATTTTGTAGCCGTGTGGAACGCCCAGCAACCTTACCGTATTTGCCGGAAGATATTCAGTAGTCGCG